TTATTTTTGGAGCTGGTGACAGGAGTTGAACCTGCAACCCACTGATTACAAATCAAATTTATTTTACGTTTTACCGTAAATAATTATTTATCTGTTGGCTTTCCGTTAGACTATATATCCCATGCCCAAACGTTGAAGCCTATGTGAAAATAGCACACTCTATGTCTTTTTACAAGTCGCTTATCTTTCGCATTACGAGCTCATACTCTTTTGGGTACACCAGCTTTATTGCCTTCATGTGCTCGTCAAGCACCTGCATCAGACCGCCAAAAGGAACAGAGCTGGCAGCCGCCACAAAGTCGCTTTGCGGCTCTGCTGCTGCAGAGTACGCCGTCAGGCAGCTTACAGGCGGCAATTCCTTAGTCTGCGTTTCGGGTACATGTGCTTCTTCCAGCTCGTCTCGCACAGTACAAAGGGCAGCAAGCTTGTTGACGCTCTGCCAGCTGGTTTCCTCGCACTTGAGCTTGCGGATATGCTCGTTGATCTCGTCAATGTCCACGCCTGCTGCCCCCTTCCTCATGCGTTCCGCAGGATGTCGGCTGCCCGCTTGTAGGCATCACGCTCTGCGCCGGTGGCGTTCTGCATCATGTCCTCGATGTCAGAGATCATGCGCTCACGACCATCCGTGTGGGAATAGTGACCGCGCACATAGTGACGGCCACGGTTGGCATAGCTGGTTCCCAGGTTGTAACCGTTTCCGGCATCGTGGCCGAAAGTTCCGCGCATGTCAGCTTCCCACTCGCCCGCACGGCTGTACTCGCCGCCCTCACAGTAATCCTCGATGCGGTGGATGTCCAGAATGATGTCCACGATCTCGCCGATCATCTCAACATCGCCAGGGGACCGGTTCTTTTTGTCGGTCAGCTCCATGAGCTCATCGCACATTTCATCTTTCAGATGGTTCAGTTTATCCAGCATGGCTTTATCTCCTTTCTTATGCTACCCGCTCAACGATCAGGTTGCTGTTTGCAATGCTGACCGCCTGCGCGCTGGTGTTCTTAACCGCCACAGTCACGCAGCAGCCGCGCGGCACCTCGATGAACGCTGCCACAAAAACATTGAAGTAGTTTTCGACTGCAGCAGGTGTTACAATGGCGGTTGCGCTACTAAGCGGCTCGCCACCGACGGCCAGAGCAATGGAAACGGGGCCCACAGTGCCGCCGGCGGGAATGGCAATATTTCCGCCAAAGCTCACCTTGAAACGGGCCCGACACTGCCCGCTTGTCAGGCCGCGAAGTGTCACAAGGCCGCTGCCAGCACGGTGCACAATGCACGCAGGCGCTTTCGCCGCAGTCTCCGTCAATGGGAGATCCTGCCCAGCGGCTACTGTCACGGTATTGGAATTCGTAAATTCAGCCATTTTATCGGCTCCTTTCATAATAAAAACGCCGGGACTTTTGCCCCGGCGCTCTGGTTTGCAAAATCAGCTTAGGGGCTGAACAGGCTACGAATTGTAGTCAGTTGCCGTTATTTGGTTAGGCGCAGCTGCCGCAGCCGCAACCGGTGCCGCAGTTACCGTACTGGTAAGGTGCAGGAACCGGGAATGCGGGCACGGGGCGCGGATTGTAGTAGGCCAGCTGACCGCTCATGTAGGCCTTGAGCGTTTCGTTCTGGGCTGCCTGAGATGCCGCAAGCTGTGCTGCGAACAGCTGCTGACCCTGCTCAGCGATCTTTGCGTCCTTTGCCTCGATGCGCTGTGCGGTCAGGGCGTCAAGGATGGCGCGGGCGTTCTGGTTCTGGTTGTCGATGATGTCCCGGGTGGTGTTCTGCACCGTGTTCCGGGTCTCGCAGGACTGGGTGGCCAAATTGTAGTTGACGCCCTGAATGGCAGAGCGGTTCTCGCAGCAACACTCCTGCTGCTGCATCTGCATGGCAAACAGCTGCTGCATGAACGCCGCCTGCTGGTTTGCGCGGCTGATCTCTGCGGACATAAAGCCGTTGTTCACGGTCTGCTGCACGCCGTTGACAAGCTGCGCCTGCTGGTAGAAGCCATCACACATGCCGTTGTTGATACCATCCATCTTGCGCTCGATGTTGGCAAAATCGGAGGTCAGGACGTAGCCGTCAACGACACCGGCACCGGTGTTGCCATTGCCTCCCCAGTTGCCGCCCCAGCCGCCGCAGAAGGCGAACAGGAACAGGATGATGATCCACCATGCGCCATCATTGCCAAAGCCAAAGCCGTTGCCACCATTGGTGTTTGCGGGCTGAACAGGCATGGTCAGAACCGCAGAATCGGAAGAAAGAGACATTTTGTACTCCTTTCGTATGTTTTGAATGATTTTTATGCTTGAACCGTGGCCACGGTTACGACTTAATGAAGAAACTGCTGAAACTGTTGCGCCATCGCCTGCAATTGGTTCAGCTGGTTTTGTGACATTTTGCCTGATTGCAAGAGCTTTTGCGCCTCTGCTTTGGGGTCGCCCTGAAAGCTGGCCTTGAACTGCTGAAACTGCTGCATCATCTGTCCGAACTGGCCCATAGGGCCGGACATGGCAGGCATACCGCCGCCAAGGGCGTTAAAGAGTGGGTTTGCCATATCACTTTACCTCCGTATCGGTCTTTGGTGCTTCCTGCTTTTCCAGCGCCGCACAGCGCGCCGCCAGAGCGTCAAACTCCGCCCTGGTGACAAACTCCCCGCTAGGCTGTTGGACGGCCTGAGCGGGCATCTTAGCCGCCGTGGTGCGCTCTTTGTAATCAAACACCCGGAGAGGAAGCGGCATTCCGCTTGCGTCCGTGCTCTTGATGTAAAAGGCGCTGTTTTCGCTGTCCATCAAAAGCACGCTGTTTCCGGCGGCTACCATGTAGGCTTTTGCTCCCTCTTCGCCCTGCACCCAGATGATCGGAGGCGTGGACGGGGAACTTTGCCCTGTCGGCTGGCTCATCATGGGCGGTTGATACCCGGCGTTCTGCCGCAGCTGTGCAAGCTGGTCCGGCATTGCCTGGCCGTAGTAGTTCGGCATCTGGTAGCCATATGGATTGTAAGGCATCGTTTAGTCCTCCTTGTACCAGTAATAGATCGGGAACTCTCGCCCGCTGTCCCAGCTGTCCAGCCAGTCGCCGTTGATCACGGCCAGAACGTGCCCGGAGCATCCCAGTACATACACACCGCGCGGGCACTCCCGGGCAAAATCTGCCACGGTGTAGCAGGTGGAGCAGTCCGCATCGACAAGCCTGCGCTTGAATCCGTGCTTTTGGAGGTATGCGCCCCATGTGCGGTTGGCGCTGGGCATATCGCCGAGAGCAAAGCCGGTCAGCGCCAATCCAATGTAGGCCTGCTCCCAGCTCTGTCCAGTGGCCGCAGCTACCGCACGCACAGCACAGTCTCCGACGCTGCCCCCGTGGGGGTTGGGGCTGAACTTGATCCACATTGGCGCTTGCCTCCTTTGCGCCCAGTGTAGCAGAGCCGACCGGCGGGAGAGGCAACGAGCGACCAACGAAGGACAAAAATGCTCTATTTTGCCAAAAGAAAAAAAGTGCTCATTGAGCGCAAATTTTTACAAAAAGGCTTGACTTTTGCGCTCAATGAGCATATAATAAAGACAGTGAAAGACACCAACACACAACAACATGGAGGTACAAAATTATGAGAAACGCTATTGAAATCGCCGCTGACATCCGCAAGTCCGATGTCTGGGATTACGAGCTGTGCACCGAGCTGTGCAAGGCAGCTGACATGGAAGAAGAGTGGGAAGCTGCATCCGCTGGCGATTACGACTGGAACGACCCGAATCGCGGCCCCTCGTTTGAAGAAGTCGTTGAAGCCGCCGCCGAAAAACTGGGCGTTGAGATCTACTAAATAAAAAAGCCCCGTCAAGTGCAGCGAACACCTGACGGGGCTTTTGTGAAAGACGTACCATGGAGGTACACGAACATATTATCATGCGAAAGAAAGGAAGTCAACGATGTATAGCAAAGCAGAACTTTTTGGCATGGCTGCCAAGCAGCCGAAAGAAGTTTTTCTCGGTAACGTCACCCTCAGCATCCCGGACGATTCCGATGGCTGCGCCGATCTGGACGACGAGACCGCCCGCCTGTCCCATCTCTGGGACGTCTCCCGCATGAGCGTGCGGGAGATGGTGGTGGCATCCGGCATCAGCCAGACCGCCTTTGCAAAGGGTGCGGGCATCCCGCGCCGCACGGTGCAGGGGTGGTGTTTGGGCGAGCGCGACTGCCCGGAATACGTCCGCTTCCTGCTGGCCGAGCACTATGGGCTGATCTGAGGAGAATGTTATGGCAGAAGATTTGACTGGAAAGCATTTTGGAAAGTGGACGGTGCTTGCGCCGTCTGAAAAGCCGCACTACTACACATGCCAGTGTGAGTGCGGAGTGGTAAAAGACGTGTATGACAGCTCCCTGCGTCTTGGCAAAAGCCGAAGCTGTCTGTCTTGCGCGAATCGAGGGCAAAAGCCAGCCATGACGGAGACGGCTTTACGAAAGGCGAAGAAAAAAGAAGGACAGATTATTAACGGATGGAAAGTATTGGAAGTTTTGCCCGAAAAGAGGTCAGGCTGCTTTCTGTGCCGTGCTATTTGCCCGAAATGTGGGAAGGAAACCGCCGTAAAGATCACAAGGCTTTCTCGAATCCAGCATTGCGCAGATTGCAACAGGGACATTGGAGAGAAAACCGGGGCAATTCACAGCACAGCTTACGCGGGTGGCTCTTCCCTTATGTCGATTCGCACAAGGGCGGTCGGAGGCCATATCAATAAAAATTCCACTTCTGGCGCGAATGGTGTGTGCAAAGACTGCCACGGTCGATGGCGTGCATATATCAATTTCCAACGCAAGCAATATCATCTCGGCAGCTATGACACAATCGAAGAAGCCGTTGCGGCCCGCAAAGAGGCCGAAGAACTGATCTACGCCCCGTACCTTAAAGAACATGAAGGATGGGAAGAAGAACTTTCCAGCAGGCTTGAGGAATTGAAGAAAAAGTAAAAAAATCCCCCGATGCTCCAAACGGAACACCGGGGGTTGAAAAAAGAGACCAGCGGGTAAACGTTCTTCCGCTGGTCTCTTGCATACATTCATGATGGATGTGTATGCGCTATCCACCATCTCGTATAATTAGTATATCACATATTCAGCATTTTGTAAATACCTTTCAGCCGGTAGCCTATCGCCGTCCGGCTGTAATTGGTCTGTGCTGCAATATCCGGCAGCGGGAGCCGCTCAACGTACCGCAGTAAGGCTATCTTACGGTCTACCCTCCCAAGCGGTGCGCTTTTGATGGCGGCGGTCATCTGCTGTCGGTCAAGTCCTTGCAGCGCAGCGGGCAGCACTACACGAGCCGCCGCCACGGGCAGCACCGAGCCAGAAAGGCTGCGGCAGCTGTCCCGCGTTGCGCACCATATTGCCAAGCACGGCAAACTGGTGACGTTTTGTCACCATTTTCGTGATGTCACGAAATTGTTCTTGTGCGGCGAACATCCCGGTGACGTCACCGAGATGGCGGTATGTAGTGCTTGCCATGATATCCTCCTTACTGTGTGATTTCCTCAGCGTCCGCCTTGTCTTCCGCGTCCAGTGCGTCATAGTACGCCCTTGCCAGAGTTTCCACCTCTGCGATGTCATCCTCCGTCAGCAGGCCGCTGTCCAGATGGGTGTACGCCCTGTCCAGCCAGTATGCCACATCGCGGCCAGCGGCGATTTCCCGCTTGATGGAGCGCAGGGTCAGGTCATGGCGGGCTTTGCTTTTGATTGCCATAGTCAGTCCTCCTTTAGGTCATGGACGCTACTGCGTCCTCAAGGTCAGTGATGCGCTTGATGGGGTCTGCTCTGCCGGTGACGGTTGCACTGTCTGCGTCGGTCAAGACTGTGTTCACTCCGGGGAGGGCGGGGATAGGCTGTGCGCCGGTGGCAGTGAAAGGCGTTGGAGTTGCCAGCTTGTAGGCGATTTGGACAGGTGTTCCTGCCGCGTACTGGGCGGTGAGGTAGTCTTTATACGCATCTAAGTCGGTAAATACACTCGTATAAACGCGGATAATTGTCCCCCGAGTAAACGCAGCTTTGCTAAAATGTGAACATATAGTATCAAGCGGTTCGCTATCTACGGTATAGTCAGCCGTGTAAAAAAATTTGGCGCTACTACCATCGTCATATAGTGCCCAATTTTCTGTACCGTTAAAGGACTTGGCTTGCCACGTCTCCTGCCCCTCTCCCGTCACAGCATCCACCGTGCCGCCGTAGATGGTGCGGGGCAGAGTGAGGGTGGAGGTTTGGCCGGTGTAAGGGGCGTAGGTGGTGGGGGCAGTGGTGCCAGGGACAATGTACGGGTATAGCGTCTTGTCAACAGTTATGCCGCTATTCACACTCAAGCACCAAAACTTAATTACGTCCCCAGCCAAAATCACAAAAGTGCCTTTGGTGCTTAGCCAAACGTTTCTACCATTTCTCTGCACCACAATACTAGCGCCAATTCCTTCACCCGAATCTGACGCGTAGTATTTCCCGGGCGGCAGATACCAAACCGAAAACATTGGGCTAACCACATTAGCCGATGCGGTGCCAGAAATATGTACGCCGCCGTTGGCTACATACTCATAGGTGACGCCTTGATTTGTCAGCTTGGTAAACGGAGCGATATTCAGCAGATTCTCCCCGCTCCGTTCGACATTTACCCGCGTCCTGCCGTGGATAGGCCGGAGGTTGTCCGGACTTGGCTCACCGCTGCCCTCCTGCACAGGTTCCCAGCTGGCAGTCACCCCCAGCGGATAATTTTCCACAGGGTAGCACTGCACCGGGTTGCCGGTCTCTTCCAGTGGCGGGCAGAGCATGTCCACGATGTGCTTGCTGCTCCAGGCGTCGGGCCCCACGGCGGTATCATCAATTTGTATGCCATCTTTGCCGTCTGCACCTGCCGGGCCGGGGTCGCCTTTAGGCCCCTGTGGCCCAGTGTCACCTTTTTCGCCCTGCGGCCCCTGCGCACCCTGCGGGCCGCGCTCGCCCTGAATGCCACGCGGCCCCTGTTCACCACGAGGGCCAGTCTCGCCCTGCGGGCCGGTGGCTCCGGTAGCACCAGTGGGGCCTTGAGGGCCTTGCTCACCCTGCGGGCCGATCGGGCCAGTGTCGCCCTTGTCGCCTTTCTCGCCTTTGAAGTCACCAGCGGCAATGCCGTCCTTCAGCTCCTGTAAGCTGTCAGCGGCTTCCTGAGCGCTCTGGGCTGCATTGCCAGCACTGGTGGCTGCTTCACTGGCGGCGGTCTGGGCATCGGTCTTGGCCTGCTCTGCGGCGGTGGCATCTTTGTGCACGGCATCCACCAGCTGCTGCCACGCGGGCGAGCCCGGTTCCGGCATAGTGCCGTCCTCCGTGCCGGAGTTGGCAGCCACACGGTAGCGCAGGTCTGCGCTTGTCACGGTGCGGGTGCCATCTGAGCCCTCAAAGGTGATGCAGCCATTGCCGGGCTGTGCGGTCACGCTGGCAGGCACGGCCACAGAGCCGTCTGTCACCAGTGAGGATGCCGGGTCTTTGCCGTCCGGGACGTGCCAGAAAGCCCGGATAGTCAGGCCTTCCCACTCACCGGTTGCATCGATGTGCAGGCGGTACACGCCCTGATTCTTGGTGTAGCCAAAGCGCACCAGCTGCTCATAGCCGGGCACTTTGACCACGCCGGAAGATGCAAGAGATACGCTTAACTCAATCATGGGTTACTCCTTGTTGATAGCAGGCTTCTTTTCTGCCAGTGCCTTTTTCATCAGGCTTACGGCCTTTTCAATCACTGCGTCAAGCACTTCATCCGTGATGATAGGCTTCAGCCATGCAGGGCAGGCCGCACGCAGCGCGTCAAAGACCTGCTTCTTTTTCTTTGCGCCCTGGCCGCTGCCCATGATGCTGTCTTCGGCCTTGCACACGAGGTCATAGGCCAGATCTTTGACCAGCTGCTTATAGCCCATGCGGATAGCGCCGACCGCCAGAGCCACAAAGCCGACGATGATGAGAGCGATTGCGACGGGGGTGGGGATAAAGTTAAGCATTGCTTCCATGATTTGTTACTCCTTTCAGCAGGTAGTTGTTAATATCGGATTTGCTTTTTTGCATACCTTCGCGGTTGTTGCCGGAAAGTTGTGAATCCAAAAGATTCTGCACGCCAACAAGGACGAGACGCATTTCTTCATCAATGCCGTCAAAGCGCGTCAAATCGCGTCTAAGGGCCGCGGCGTGCTGCGTGGAAACAGTTTCTACCGCAGCCAGTCGCTTTTCAATGGTGTCAATGCGCTTGTTCTGCGCATCGTCGGGGGCCTGTGCATTTTTGACGTACTTGTGGATGATGTCCAGCACCTTGTCGATGGTGATGACCGCAGCGCACAGGCTGCCCAGGATGCCCAGCACCCACAGTAGAGCTTCTTTTTCGGTCATTTGCCCTCCCGGAGACGGGTCAGGCCCTTCTTACAGATGATCTTCGGGTAGTTGCGTGTGGTCACATTGAGGTCAACGTGGCCGGAAATACCAGGCACGCTGCCCTTGCTGGTGTGCTGGTGTGCGTTGTACTTAAAACTAACCTTGGGGGTCTTGCCGGTGTAGTCCGCCAGCCATACGTCCCACCGCCCTGCAAGCCTTGCCATGTCCAGATGGACGTTTGCGTAGCTCGTGTAGGTGTAGAGCTGGGCGAAGAAGCCCATCTTCTCAATCTGTTCCAGATGGTAGGCTGCCAGATTGGATAAGTTCCCATAGGGCATCCCGGCAAGAATCGGCGATTCCAGATCCACTGCCACCGGCATGGTCATCTCTTTCCCAACCAGGGTCTTCCGCAGCACGGCAAGCTCCCGGTTTGCCATCTCCTCACTGGTGGCGTTGGTGTAGTAGTATGCCCCCACATCCAGCCCGGCTTCCTTTGCGTTGGAATAGTTGTCCTCGAAGGTTGGGTCGATGTAGGGTACACCGTTGCGGCTCCCTACGGCCCGCAGCATCACGCCTTTGTAACCTGCCGCTTTTACCTGCGCCCAGCCCTCCATTTTGATTTTTCCCTGCCACCGGCTTACGTCGATGTAGCGGTAGGGCGGTGCTCCCGTCCACTCGGTCACCTCAGTCACAGATGCCATTGTGTCCTCCTGTTCTACCTGTTCTTCCGCCAAAGTGGCAAAGAACCGGCTCAAAAAGTTGAAAAGTGCGGTCAAAAATGTGTTGTTTATTGCGATCACCCCCAATGTCAAAGAGTAGGCATTAAGTGCCATGGGCGGCCTCCTGCTGGGCCAGCAGCTGGGTCAGCTCCTTATACTCGGCCTCGGTGATGCGGCCAATGGCGTAGAAAACGTCCAGCTTGTCCGCAAGACCAGCGGTCTGTCCGCGCTCGATCAGGCGTTTACAGATACGATACAACATAGTTTTTACCTCATTATGTGGTGGTGTCAGTGGTGGTGTCATCGGTCAGTCCCAGCTCCAGCAGGGCGACGCGGTACTCCTGATCTACCGCCAGGGCGTCCGTGTCCGCCTGTGCGGCCTGCGTCTCGGTCAGCAGCTCGGCGAGGGTGGGGTAGTGGTAGCCGGTGAATACAACCGATACAGTATTCAGCGTATTGGTAAGGGTACATTCAAGACGTTTTTTGTCGGCCGAAAATAATACTGTGACCTTGAGACTTCCCGCGCCAAAACTGTCAGTTTCATATGTCATACCAGGGGTAAGATTAAAATCAGTTTCGTTTATGCGGAGGTTAACGTAATCTACACCGTCCTGAACGTTAATTGTCTCAGTTTTTCTCCTCCCAATCGTTGTTTTTCCGCTCCACACCAGCCGCGCCTCCGACTTTACCGCCACGGCGGCAGCGATCTTATCATTGAGCGTTTTGCCGCTCAGGGTGCCGTCCGGGGCAATGTCCAGATAGTCGCCTACCTTCACGCCGCCCAGCTGGGCCGCCGTGGCGGCAGGCAGGATGTACGGCGTGCCGAACTTGGCGTCGGTCTGGGCCTTGGTATACCTCTGATCCAGGGCGTCGCCGGTCGCCTTTGCATCAGCCGGTGCGCCCGATACGGTCAGGGTCGTGTCAGTGGACACGATAACCTTTGCGTCGGCGGCACTCTTTGCAGCTGCTTCCTCGCTGGCCTTTGCGGCAGATGCACTAGACGCGGCAGCAGTTTGACTGGCCGCTGCTTCTTCGGCACTGGAAGCAGATTCCTCGGCTTTTGATGCCGAAATACCTGCCTGCTCTTGCGCTGCGCTTATGGCTTTTGCAGTGGCGTCTTTGACTGTCTGGGCTGCTGCTGTGGCCTGTTCTGTGGCAGTTGCCGCCGCGTTTGTGGCTGTTTCCGCACTCTGAACAGCTTCTTCCTGCCGCGCGATAACAGCCTCGCCATACTGCTTCACATACTCAAAGCCCTGTGCAAGGGCTTCCCGTACTTCCACGCCGCGTTCTGCATTGCGGACTTCGGAAATTGCTTCGTCAAATGTCTTATCCAATTTATCACCCCTTTGCGGATGCATAGCCCTTCAGCGAGCGGCTCAGGTCATAGGCGTCACTGGCTTTTCGTGAGCTCAGGGCCTGCAAGTCGCTGACGCTGGAGAAATCAATGCCCAGCGTGAATTCTTTTTTGTCCGGCGCGTCCAAAGGCTCCACAATCTTAGAGCACAAAAGCCAGGTGTTCACCCCGTGCGGGTTGGAGTAGATGTGTGTCATCTTGCCAAAGCCAAGGCGGGCGATATCCACGCCGGCATCCTTGAGGTCCACAGCCTTTACCGTGATTCCGTCAAGGTAACGCAAGTTTTTGGACAGCTCCGCGTTGGCGGCATCCAGAAGCGACTGCGTTGTGTTTTCGGTTCCGTCCTGCACAATGACCCGCGCGATGATGCCAAACAGCTTTTGCGCGGTGGCGTCGTTAGCGGTTGCCGTGATGGTGTTGGTTTTCTCCCACAAAAACCAGCCGGATTTCTTTTTTCCGACGGCAATGACGCGGGTGACGATATCCTCTGCTTTGACGTAGCTGCTCAGGTCGAGCAGGTTTGTGCCGAATGCGATGGGCTGCCCGTTTTTCTCCTGCACTTCCTGGACGTAGTCCAGATACCGGGCCCCGTTTTCGTGCCGGACAATCAGATACCCGCCGTATACATCCACAAGCTCATTCTGGATGACATCCCATGTAACGCCAAAATTTCGTCCATCGCCAAAGGTGTACCGTGGCGCAGAATCGTAACGGACAACGGAAGAATCCGGCAAAGCTGCACCGTTGAACAAGACGGCATAGCCGTCTCCCTGCTTTTCGATTTTCCAATTTTTCGAGACCGTGTCTTTGAGATCGTATTCCGTCTCAGTCGGAAGGGATTTTGAGTGCGTAGCGCATGTGATATCCGGCGTAACCGTTCTTTGCGTGGCTTCGTGCGTCTGGCCGTCACCATCCAAGGATAAAGCCACGTTTACGCTCACGGAAAAAAGGCCGTTTCCAGTGCGCCAGATATACCCGTTTATGGAAGAATCTGCATGCTTTTCATTCAGCGTCCAGCTGTACGCAGATGGATCCGGGGCCGTGTCATCATCCGAGTAGCCGACTTCATATTGGCTTACAAGCTGTACGCCGGACGAGGTATAAAGTCCATATTCATACCTGTAATCGCCGTCACTATCCGGAGTACCCGCCATGTATTCCAGTTTCATCACGCAGTTATGCAGCTCTGGCACCACCACGCTGGTGCTCGGAAAGCCAACATTTCCGCAGACAAACGACTTGTATGCGTCCACCATGCCGGTGTGGTTTTCCAGCAGAAACGAAAGAAATTGCTTGATCGTCACGTCTTTGGCTGTATATGGCGCAACAGAGCTGTCGTTGAGGTAGGCCAGCTCTCCCTCGCAAAAGACTTTTTGACGCAGCATAAAATCCTGCTCATGGCTCATGGGCCTGCCCTCCCAGATGCGCACACCGTCTTGTTCTACGGACACGGTCGTGCGCATTTTTTGCAAAGCTGAGTGGGCCACATTGCCAAGCGGCAGGGTGAATTCCAAGCTACCGGCCTTGCTCACCTCCCGTGTCAGAGTTGGACTGATGAGCTTTTTTGTGTCCGTGTAGTCCGTTGGGTCGTAAATGCAGGTCTTTGTCTTCCACACGTCAACGCCGGTCTGGACGCCCGCATAAACTTTATAGCTCATAAGCTGCCCCCCAGATATCGGATGCTGATGCTGCAATCCGCAGACGCCGCAAAGATGAGAGTACCTACAACGCCATCCGGCATATGCAAGCCCTCAATGTACTGCCACTCTGTAGACTTTGCAAGGATGCCAACCTCAAGGCCATTGAGAGACACCGCAATGTCGGCAGCGTCCTCACTGCGCTTGAAGTAGATGCCAGCCGCTCTTGGTGCACCGGTGACGGTTACGGTGATGTCCTCGTTGGATTTGAGCTGGATATCCGTATAATTGCGGATAATCGCCGTATCAAATACAAGGTCATCCCACAGCCAGTCATCAGAGCCGTCGTATACACTGCGTTTGAAGGGGCTGCAGGTGCCTGTGATGGTGAACGCACTGGAAAGCCGGTCGCGCGTCATGGACACGCTCCACAAGCCCTCCCAGTAGAAAGATGGGTCATTGTCGAACTTACATTGAAGCCATTTGCCATGGATGGCGTTTGCGATCCGGCTGTAAAGGGTCGGCCAGGTTTTTTTGGGCGCCCTGCACAGCAGCTCCATGGTAATGGTGCGCTTTTTGTAGTGTGGCCTGCCGTCCAAAGAACTGGTCAGGTTGAGCAGCGTATCAGAGCCTGGCACCTGTACCAGGTACTCGTCCACCTCCGCGCTGCTGATCTTCGGGCTGCCCACTTTGAGGTACAGACCCCAGTCCGTGAGGGTATGATAATCGCCGATTTTTGCGCCTTGCAATTTTGCCATTATACGCCCCTCGCTTTCCGGGTCACTGCAACGCCGATGTGCAGATCCACATTATTTGCCATACGCGGAGACAAAACGCCGACAAGCTCACCGGAATCCATGACCACCTGACCCTTGCCGATGTCAGGCAGATGCTCGTCCAGCATCCCCTCGATGCGTTCAAGAATGCTGGTCTGCCGGTCAACAATGGACTGCTGGCCGGTGACGCGGTACTGTATCGCAGACCGCGTAGAAAACTCGCTCAGGCTGTCGTAAACGCCCACATCGTCAAACGGGCTCTTGTAATTATTGACCGGGTCTTTGCTCTTTTTGTTTTTGGCCCACAGCGCAAGCCCGATGCCGCCAGCTGCAGCGCCCGCAGCGCCAACGCCCAGGATCAGGGCAAGGACGGGGTTCGCTGCCACAAAGGACACGATGCCGCCCAGTGCAGAAGTGATGCCGCCTGCCATGCCGGAAAAGCTCTGGACGATGCCGCCTAGTGCTCCGCCCACGCCGCCGGAGCTTGCAAGGCCCTGCACGATCTCAGAGAACGCCTTTACAGACGTAGTGGCGCCATCCACTCCGGCAGTAATGCCGTTTGTGAAAATGCTCTGGATAGACCCCAGCGCCTTGCCGATGCCACCGCTGAAGTAGCCCTCATTGACCGCGGTCAGCGCATCCGCAAGCCACTTAGAGATCACGTCACGCTGATCCTGCGATACCTCGCCCCAGATTAAATTGACAAAATCTAGAGCGAGACCGCCCCAGTCGCCATTTTTGGCTTCACTAAAGGCGCTTTTTACCAGCCCGAAAATGCCCTTATCCAGCTGGCCGGAAGCCTCACTCAGCTGCTGGTCAATGCGGCTCTGGGTGCCCTTTACGCTCTTGTCGATAAGAGTAGAGGTCTCGTTCACCTTATCTTCGATTCCGTCGATGTAGGTGATGATCTTCTCATAGGTCTCCGCGCCGTTCTCGCCGATGCGCTGGCCGGTCTCTGTGACGGTCTTCTTGATATGTTCGCTGCCGTCCGCGTACTTTTCCACCGCCTGCTGCACCTTTGTGGTGGTGCCGTCAAAGGTGGTTTCCGAGACGTTGGTAAAGGTGCCCAACAGCGTTTTTGACATGTCGTCATAGGTCTTTGTGACCTTTGTGACCGTGCCGTTGACTTTGGCCTCGACCTGCTTAAAGGTCGTGGCAACACCGTTCACCATCTCCTTGCCGGTCGTGGTGGTGGTCTCGGTGATGCGGTCTTTGATTTTGCCGGAGCTGTCCTTTACCTTCTCGGTAAGAGTCTGGATGCTAGTGGTTACAGTGCCCAGCTCGTTCTGTGCGGTGGTCGTGGCAGTGCTGGAGATGGACGAAATGACCGTTTCGGTGGTGGACCTGGAGCCGGAACCGGATTTTTTTCCGGTGGAGCCGGAAGGGCTTGTGGTGATGGAGCTGCTGTTGGTTTCTTTTACTCCGTACTGCTTTTTCAGACGCTCGCCGTATTCTTTCCAGTAGCCTGTGTCTTTTTTGCCGGCCTTTCTGTTTTGGTAGTCGTTGTTAAAAGCTTTCTGGTAGACAGCGTCCCAGTCGCCGTGGAAAATTCCTATTTCTCCGCTTTTCAGCGCGTCAAAGACAGCTTTCAGGCCAACGGCAGAAGATTTGGCCTTGTCAATGACGGTGGTAAGGCCGGTGATCTCTCCAATCAGACCACTCCATCCGTCAAGCTTATAAGCTTCCTGTGCTGCGACGACCATGTCGTTCAGCTTGCCAATCGCAACGCCGATGCCGCTGGATAAATCGCCGGTCAGCAATCCCGCCAGCTGGCTCACGTTGTCTTTCAACGTGGAAACCCGGCCATTCATGGTCTGGCTCTGGGTGTCCATGCTGTTGTAGTAACGCCCACCCTCTTCGGAAGCGGCCTGCAAAGCCTGCGTCAGCAGATCATAGCTGATGGTCATCTTCTGCACTTCGGCGGTGGACTTGCCTGTGTAGTCGGCCAGAATGCCGTACACGTCGATGCCTGCATAGGCAAACTGCTTGATATCGACCGCTGTAGCCTTGCCGGTGTTTGCGATCTGCTGCAGGTTCTGCGCCATGCGGTTCAGCTCGTCGTTGCCGCCGCCGGTCGCAGAGACTGCGTCACCCAGTGCCATGATGGTACTGCGGGCATAGGAAGCGTTCTCGCCTGCAGAGATCAGGTACTGGTTTGCCTTTGTCAGGGACTCGACATCAAACGGGGTTTTTGCCGCGTCTTCCTGGATCTGGCTCATGACCTGCTGGGCGGCTTCCGCGCTGCCCAACATATTGGTAAAGCCGGTGGTGTATTTCTCGATCTGGGCGTTGTACTCGATGCCGGAAGAGATGAACCCCTCTGCAGCACTGAGTGCAGCGGCGTAAAGCTTCGAGAAGATGCCCGCCATGATCGTGCCCTGCGCAATGGCACCGGCCAGAGACTTGCTGGACGCTTTATCCGTGGAGCTGGCAAAGCCCTCCATGCCGTTGCTTGCAGCTTTCAGCGCGGTCGTGGTTGCCCTGAGCTGCGCTTCTGCCTGCGACAACATGGTCTTGAGATTTTTGGTCTCAGAGGACGCTTTGCCGGTCTTGCCCACCGATTCGTTGTAACGTCTGGTCAGCTCCACTACGGCCTTTGCGGCCTTGCTGTACTCTCCTGACAGCGAAGAAACGGTTTTTTTCGTCTCGGATTGCACATTCTGGATGCCCTGCCGGTAAGCGCTGTCGTCCAGCCCGAGGGTGGCGCTCAATTCAAAAAGTTTCAGGTTCCATCACCCCCGTTCAAGCCATTTTTAATGCGTGCTATCACTTCATCAGCGGACGGCTGGGGCGGCTGTGGGCGGTTTTCCACAAGCCCGGCCACCATGTCGTACCATCGTTCTTCCGCGCCTATAAGGTACGCCAGAGCGTCCGTCATGTACGCCTGATAGCTAAGCGTGATGTGCTCTTGCCGCAAAGTGTTCAGGCAGTGCTGCAAAATGTACGGCCTGCCAAACAGCCGCAGCGCGTCCGGGCTGATGGAAGAAATCAGGCGTCTGTACCCGCCAGCACCAACGGCAGACACCAGAGCAAAAAATCCATCACATCATCGTTGTTCAGCAGCTCTTTCACCGCGCGCATCTTCTTGAACGGGCCAATGTTTTCAACCACCCCGTTTTCATCCACGTCCGGCTCATAGAGCAGCGGAAGCAGCTTTGCGGTGGCAGCGGCATTGTCGAACAGCAAGCTTTTTGCCATAGCCTGGATGTTCTTTTTTGCCTGCTCCTTCTTCTTCTGTTCCAGCTCCTCCGGCGTTTCCTCGCCGGTCAGGACCGGCAGAACCTTGCGCAGCTCCATGATCTTGGATTTTTCCAAGACCTCCTCCGCCACATCGGCGATCTGCCAGCAGTGGCGGAGAAACTCTTCATCGGGCAGCTCTGTCAAAAATTTCATACGATTTCCTCCTTATGCTGTGGCCTTGGGGCTGTAGTACCACTCCATGGGCACCACGTCACTGCCCAGACGGGGGCAGCCGGTCAGGGTGACCGCAATGTTGCCCTTGCCTTTGTCGGTGGTCTTGAGGGTCAAACCGCCGGTGGAGAGTGCGTTCATCAGACGTACAGCCACATAGCCACCGTCAATGGTGTCGCCGACCCACCAGATGTCCTTAAAGTCACCGGTGCTTTCCGTCGGATCCAGCGTCATGCGGGGCGTGACCTTCTTTTCTGCCACATCGGCTGCACCAAGTGCCAGCTTGATAACGTCCGTTGTGGCATTCAGGGCCGTAAAGGCCAGCGTGCAGTCGTAGTCCTCGATCTGCATCAGCTCTGCGGTGTTCTTCTGGGCGTTGTCCACGTCCTCGCCCAGATCCGTGAAGTTTGCCTTGCAGGTCGCAGTGATGCCGCCGGTGGTGGCAGTGATGATGTCTGCATCCTGGATCTCGGTCGTGCCGGACGGGTCAAACTTGTTGACCACAATTCCGGCATTGAACTGCATGGACTTGAACGCTTCCTGCGAAATTTTGGAAAATTTTCTTGCCATATTGCTCCTTACTCGCAAAATTGCGTGATTTCAAAATTGAGATATTCGCACAGATACCCTTCAGGCGGGTTGTCGAGGGGCTGTGCCCACGGGGTGCCTTTTTGCAAAAGAATAGCGCCGCCCTCGCAGGAAAGCGTTATGCTGTCCTCGAGGACCGCGCTGATCGTATCTTCGGTTTGCAGGATGGGGGCTCTGCCGCCCTTGCTGGGGTACCACAGCCGGGCGTGGAAGGATGCCGTTTCGTTCCACCCTCCGGGGATAGTGGGTTTGTAGGTCAGGTAGGGCAGTGAAGCGGCGGGAGGGATGTTATCTTCCAGATAGCCCGGGATTCCAAAGCCGTTGAAAAACGTGTTCAGCGCCCGGTTGATGCTCTCAGACGGGCCCATCACGGCAGCACCGCCTTTTTGCACTTGACGGCCCGCAGTCCCATGCCGGATTCCGGCGGGGCGTTGCCCTCATCGGCTGCGCTCGTCACCTGAAAGGTCTGCCCGTCGCTTGCCCGCTTGATGTAGTCCGGGAAAGCCAGCGGCACTCCCGTGTTGACCAGAAGGGTATAGGTAGATGCCGTGTCGGCCTGCTCTGCCACCTGAGCTTCCACGGTGGTGTCGTGGCGCTCCACGGCCTCAAACTCCGGGCCGTCCTGCCAGCCGGACACAAAGCCGCCCACACCGTCCGGCTCATAACTGCGGGTCTGAAAGCGGTATTTTTGGGTAAAGCTCTGCATCACGGTGGATGCAGCGAACGGATTGACCATGTCACATCTTCCTCCACTGGTTGATCTCTGATTTATAGCGGGTCTTGCCGTCTGCGGGAAGGCCGTCCGTGCCTGTAGCCATCGTGCCGGACCACCCGGCAAAGGACTGAGATACATACACGCCGCCGGCCGGGAGCGCCTTGTCGTATGCGTCGATTTTTTCAGCCAGCGCCACAAAATCAGGCGGCACACGCATGGGCTGAACCGTGCCGTTGAAGGTCTCGGCAGTCAGATCGCCGTCCCCGGCCTTGTGTACGCCGTCATTGAAGATGGAGCCGCACACAAGGAAATACTGCCCCGGCACTACCCCGGCGGGCACGGTGTCCGGCTCAAAGGCAAACTCGCCTGCAATGGGGTCGTCTGCCCGGTCAAAGAAATTGTGCGTGTAGGCGCACAGCTCAGGGACGGTCATGCAAAGTCACCCCCTTGCAGGTTAGACCGATTCACCCGGGGTAATGGTCTCGACAGCGATACCGTCCAGATACTCAGCAAACAGGGTCACGCCCATAATGGCGTAGCTCTCGGAGGTTGCGGTGCTGTAGTTTGCCTGAGTGTGGAAGCCGATGAGGTTGCTTGCCTCGCCTGCGGTCCGGTAGACCAGACCTGCGCGGGCAAACTCGCTATCCGCAGGATCCACATAGTACATGACGATGTTGTCTACCGGGGTGGCAATAACCTTTCCCTTCGCAATCTCACTGTCGGACAGCAGGAAGATGGTGTTGTAGCCCATGAAGTCCTTGATATACTGGAAGCCGAACTGGTTCTGCACGGTGATATTGGCATTGCCCAAATAGTCGTACACGTCCATCACGTTGACAAAGCCAACAACGCCGGTCACGGTGCGATGCATGGTCTTGAACTTGTTCTCGACCGCGCCTTTGGCATGTGCCAGCGCCATCTGGAAGGTCTTGGGAGTGCCCTTCAGGGTGCCGGTGTTCAGGAACTTGTAGAACTTATCCGTTACCAGAGCGGTCAGGTCGTACAGGAACTCATCATCGGTCTTCTGCACGGCGACATCGTAGCCGTAACTCTGGATTGCCTCAAGGGTGACAGACTTGCCGTACTTGTCGATGGTGATCTTGCCGTACTCCTTCTCCTTGACGGTGTACTTGCTGAACGGGATTTCTTCGCCCTCGCCCACGGTGCCGCTCTGCAGGGTGCCCTGTGCATACTTGCTCTTGAGCACGGTGCCAGGCTGCATCCGGATAGGGCGCATGATGCCCAGAATGGTGCGCAGATGGTCCCAGTTGCGCTGGAAACGGGTCACAAAGTCGATTTCACGCGCGGCTACGGTGATATCGGTGGTCATGGTGATATTTTCTTTTGCTGCCATGTATTAGTCCTTTCCGCCGCCTGTAAACAGGTCGGCATTTGCAGCAATCGCGGCCTGGCGTTCGCCAGCGTCCTTGATTGCAAAAATTTGGTCTTTGGTCATTTTGGAGCCGGTGTTGGTAGGCGGGGTGTCCACCTTTGCGCCGGTGGTCGTGGTCGTCGCCACAAAATCGCCCCAATCAGCTTTCAGGCTGTCGGTGTGCTTCTTGGCGTCCTTGACGTTGCCCTTTTCGTCCAGCTCCAGCTTGTCGATGTCCTCGCCGGACAGCCGCACAACGCGGTCTGCGTACTTGTCCAGCACTCCGGCGGTCTTCAGCAGCTCCCGGAACTTTGCTTCCTTGGCTGCGTGGGTGTCCTTCTGGGTCTGCTGGTCCTTGTAGTCGGTCAGCGCCTTTTCGGCGGCTTCTTTTTCAGCCTTTGCGCTCTCGGCTGCTTTTTCCGCCTTTTCCGCACGCTGGATCGCTTCGTCCTTTTCATCCATAAGCCCATTTACGATTTCATGGTGAAGGGTCTGAAGCTGATTCACTTTGTCCTTGATGGAAAGCTCCTCGTTTTCCAGAATCGGGCGGATGCTTTTGTTGTCAAATGCCATTGGTGATCCTTTCTCTCCATGTACGGAGTGCCATGTACGGCAATAAGGGTGTTTTCTCGGTCATGTACGCCGATATGGTGCCGCTTGCAGGAATCGAACCCGCGTCCGCTGGTTACAAATCAGCAGCTCTGCCATTGAGCGAAAACGGCATAAAAAAGCGGCTGACGCTGTGCGCCAACCGCTGAATATTAATTTTTTAGTCAAATTCGTAATTTTGAAATTTGAGGTTGTTTTTTAACGGGATGAGTGTCACATGAACATGCACGTTTGCTTCGCCAAGAACTTTATCACAAAGTTTCTGAAGTTTGATTCTTGTATCGTCAATTTCAAAGCAAAGCCGTGTATTTGCTTCCTTATCATCCTCAATTTTCAGCTCTCGGATTTCGTTGGAAATTTCAAGTAGCCGAACTTCGCAAAATTTTGCTTTGTTTTGGAGCTTGAGCTGTTCCAAATGCAAGTTTTCGCGCTCGCTTTCCAGCTCTTCGATTCTGCTCATATTTATTCCTCCTTGTTTCCTTCCTCCACGGCGATCTGCCGCAGTTCGTCAATGTGCTCTTCCACCGCCGGGCGCAGGAACGGGCGGGCTTTCATGCCCCGGGTAAAATGCCATTTGCCGTTGAAGTCCTTCCAGACCCACGGCGTTTTTCGTCCGTTGCCCTTCTCGGCAAATACGCCTGTTCCCAGCTCCACAAGCAGGCTGTAAAACAGGTCGCTGCCAATAGTTACGGTCTTTTTTGCGAGGTCGAGGACAAAGGTCAGGCTTTGCTTGAGCGCGCCGCCCACATAGCCCTCGATGCCCGTGCTGTCTGCCGTGCCAGTAGGCACAAGCAGCTGGGCGTAATCCTGCACTCTCATGCCCCAGAGGGTAAGCACCCGCTTCGCCCATGAATCCAGAGCCTCAAGCAGCTGCGGGGTGTTGTCGGTGAATTTGATGTTGTAGCTAAAGTTCATGGTTCACCCCTCGGTTCTCGCTTTTTCTTTAAGATACGACCGCACTCAGGGCAGAAATTCAGCTGTCCGGCACGATGCGTTACCGTCCCGCACACGCCTGCGCCTTTCCTGTGCGTTTTTGTGATAAGACTGACTTGAAACGTGGTGTAAAGGCCGTTCTCCCCTTTGGGGGAATTTTCCTTCCACCACGCAAGCCTCTCACAAAATTTGCAAGGCTTCTTCTCATCCATGCTTTGCAACCTTCCTCTTTCTCTTGCTTTCAAAATAAGTTTTCGGCCAATCGGGACGGTTCGCTGCCTTTTCAGCCTTCCTGACCGCTTCGGCGAAATTTTTAGCGGTTCCGCCGGCATTGTAAAATGCCTTTGCAAGCTTCTCGAAATTTTCGACAAAGTTCATTTTCCAGCCGCCTCCTTCTTGCGTTTTCTCTCTTTCGCCCACCACATCTGTTCAGCTTCCGTGCCGCCTTTGGCTTTGTACCACTCGGTATAGGTCATAACCGGCACGGCTTTCTTTACTGCCACTTTAATGGGTTTGCCTTTGGAGTCCACCATGCCTGTGTCCTCGTATGTAACCGTATTATCCCGCTGCATGGCGTTCTGCCGGGGATACTTGCCCAGCGCAGAGGACAGCACACAGCGGCAGTGGTAAACCATCTCCGGCGCGGCGTTGGGGTCCCCGGGGCGCTGTATCTTGTAGCCCATGACCTTGAACGGCTCGTCAAGCTCTGCCGTCTGCTGATCCAGCAGGCGGTGCATCTCACGGGTACGGTAGTCGTGGGTGGAGTTCCACCGCTTTTTGACCTCGATGCCCAGAGCCTTGGCGTTGCGCATCTGCTGCAATGCCCCGGCGTTCTGAGCGCCTGTGAGCGCCGTGATGGCGTTGTTCATGGCCCAGTGGATCTCTGTATCAGCCATGCCGTTGACGGCCTGCACGGCGATGTCGTGGACGCTCTTGCCCTGCACGATGCCCTGCATGACGTAGCGGTTGAACACCCGGGCGTCATAGGTGCGGTTGCTCTCGCTCTTGATGCGCTTGTTGGGCACCATGCGGGGGTTTTCCTTCAGCAGGAGCTTGACCGCTTCGGTGTTGTACAGGGTCAGTCCGAACGTCACGCCTGCGGCCTGTTCCAGCTCGTAGAAAGCCCAGTTTGCGCCAAAGGAAAAGATGTTATATTGCTCGTCCCGGGCCAGCTTGTAGGCCGTCTCTTGGGCTGTGGTGCAGGTCTGCGTGATTCCGTCCAGCTTGGCGTGCATCAAATCGGACTGAAAGACCTGATTTTGCAGCCAGATGCGGTAATCCTCATCAGTGATTTCTCCTGCATCCAGCTGCGCCCGCTTGCGCTCATCCAACGCTCGGTACTTCCCAAGAAACTCGGTGAGCTGCTCGGTCATCTCCCGGCGGGCAGTGCCGTACACCCGGAGGATGCGGCGGCGCAGGCGGTTCAGCTGGCGGGTGGAAATGCGGTCACGGTCGGTCATCACTCATTCATCACTCACTAAAAATTGTAGCGGGTTTCGGCATTTCCGCCCAGTGTGTAACTTCGGCATAGTCATAATCTACAACCTGAACGTATTCCTGCCAGTCGTGCACCCATCCTAAACCCTCAGCGTAATGTCCGCTGGTCGTTCTTGATTCAGAAAAAACACCTTTTTCTTGTTGCTCTCGTGTGTCCGCGTAGCAAACCGTAAGGAGATATTCTTCAAGCTCACCTTTTTTGTGAGGTGGAGGAAGCCCTTCTTTCTTGATTTCATGCCAAACAATTTGATCGCAAGCTTTTTCGGTAGCTCGAACAAATTGTTTCAGAAGTACCTTTGCTTCATCGGCAAAATCGACCTCAATTTTTCCTTCTACCGGAACTTTAAGGTTCGCCATCGTCTTCGTCCTCCTCGTCCACGGTCTCCCGCTCTGCGCTCTCAGCCATCAGCGCGGCCTTGGCCTGCTCCTTTTGTTCCGGGGTCAGGTTTGGCAGCAGGTCGATGGCCATGTCCTGCCCGATGATTGGCGCTTCAGAAATCACCGTTGCCACTTGTTCAGCTGTGTTGGTGATCTTGCTGCGGTTGAATGCCGGCATAGCGTTGTCAAAGCCAGCCAGTGCGCAGATCTGCCGGATGAACGGCTTGACCTGAGCCTCGAAGTCGTCTGCGTTCTGGTTCAGCGGTTCATAGGCCGCATCCAGATGGTCGTTGGTGCTGTCTGCGCTCACACAGTGCACATCCAGACCGCCGAAGTCCTCATACACCCGGGTGTGGAGCAGCTCCAGCAGAGTCTGCCGGGCCGTCACAGGGATCTCGGTGGTGTAGGGGGTAATCTTGCCGCCCTCGCTGGTGTCTGCGCCTGCAATGTGGTACAGATTCAGCTTGACAAGAAACTCCTGCAGCTCGCCATCGGTCATGCCGTTGAAGTTTTCGCACAGCCAGTAAATCTGTGCGCAATCCTGCAAGTCGCTGCAGAAGCCGGACGTCACCAGATCGGTGCTGTCGATGTAGGCTTTCAGGCCTACGAGGGTGCTTTGATGCAGGTCGGATCCCCACAGCGGCACCACAGGCAGAGTGCTGTAGTTTTCCCCCTCCACGCTTTCCAGCCCGCCGCCGGGGGTGGAGACGGTCACGCTCTTGTATGCCTGCTTCGGGGCCGTCTCCTGCATGGTGCTGCCGATCCTGCTTTCCGTGTACTCGGTGTAACCGTCCTCTTCGTACAGGACATAGTGCATATCCGTGTCAGGGTTCAGCCGCCAGAACCGCACCCCGGCCCGCATGGAGCCGGTGGTCTCATCGTACAGGGGCGCAAACTCGGTCAGTTTGAACACCACCAGATGGTCGCTGTTCCAAAATCCAAAGCTTTCGCCGTGAATCAGGGCAAAATATCCGGCCTTCTGGATCTGCTCGTCAAATTCAGCCCCCAGTTTTTCTTTGTCCACGTCCTTATCCGCAAAGGTGACGCCGTTGCCGAGGGAGTAGGTGGCACGCTGTTTGTTCAGCCGCCGGAACAGATTGCTCTTGACCATATCGGGCCGGGGTACATCCTGCCGCGTGTTCTTGGAGAGGCGTTTCAGCATAAAGGCGTAGGCTTGCGAAAAGCGCTCAGCGCCCGGGTTTTTCTGGGCGTCGTACAGGTCGGCGTCCAGCGCCATCCTGTAAGGGCCGGAAGCACAGTGCTGCTGCACGAACCGCCGGACAAAATCAGCCTGTTCCCCGGCGACTTGCGCCTGCTGAAAGGTCTGGAATGTGTATACAGTGCTCAAAATCAATCCCTCAGTTTCACAAGGCGCTTCGTGCGCACAAAATATCGGATGGCGTCCATGCAGTGGTCGTTGACCTTCAGCACGGCGTCGTCTTTATCTGGGTCCCAAGCATATACGCCGAACTCTTCCAGCGTGTGCTTGCAGTCTTTGCAGATCTTCAGCCGCCCGGTCTGCAGCATGGTCTGTACGTCCAGAATACCGCTCAGAACGTCGTTGTTTGCCGGGTTCTGGGTAAAGCCATTCTTGCGCAGTTCCGTAATCAGGGGCAGGGCAGAGGGGTCTACTATGACCCTTTCCGGCTTCAGGCCGTTCAGCCACGATTTCAGGTCTGTGACGTACTCGCCCACGGTCTTTTGCCGCTTCTGCTCTCGCCCGCTGTAGTAATACTCCCGGGTGACGATCCAGCAGTCTGCATCGGCCTTTTTTTGGAGCAGCAGGAACACCGTTGCGTTCTGGGTGCCGAAGTCGCACGCCACATAGGCGCTCTTCGGGGACAGCTCGGGCAGCACGTCAATGACGTGTTTTTTGGGGTCGAACATGTCATATACAAGGCCCTCTGCCACCGTCCACAGGCCCAGAATGTAGCGCTGGTAGAAAACTCCGCTGTACTGGCTGCGGTATCTGTCCTTGATGTCCTCGGAGAGCGACAAGTTGTCGTCCATCGTAAAGTGGAGATACATCATCTTGCGGGAACGGCATTTCCGCACCCACTCAAGATAAAACCAATGCTGTGGGCTGCCCGGGTTGCAGTTGAACCAGAATTTTGACCCGGTGACGGAGCAGCGGGCAGTGGCCTGATTGACAAAGCTCTGCGGCATCAGCGCCACCTCGTCAAAGAATGCCCCAGCCAGCGTGATGCCCTGGATCAGGTCTTGGCTGCTCTCGTCTTTGCCGCCGAAAAAGTAAAACTCGTTGGATTTGCCGCCTTTGCTGACGGTCATGAAATTTTCTGCCCGATGCTCTTTGACATTGTAGCCACGGGCTGCAAGCTGCTGCTTGAGCGTGCCAAGCACGTTTCGCCGGAAGCTGGCAATGGTCTTGCCGCACATGGCAAACTGCTGGCCGCTGTAGCAGGTCATGGCCCACTGGACAAAAGAAAAGCTCATGGCAAAGGTCTTGCCCGAGCGGATAGCGCCATCGGCAATGATGCCGTTGTAGCCGCTGTATGCGCTCTGCGGTGTCCACCAGCTAAGAACCTGTTTCTGCCGCTGGCTGAGGGCTTTCCAGCGAAAGCCGTTACTTTTCCGCATTGTCGTCCTCTTCCTTTGGCAGAAGATCCACATCGTCAGGCGGGCTGAGGTCTGCGGCGGCATTCAGGGCCTCCACAAGGCCATCGTCCGGGACTTCTATGCTATTCTGGTCTCCCAGCATGGCAAACTTGTCCACGATGGTGCCAAACGCCGTTGACAGCTGCGGCAGTGTTGCTTCCGCGATCTTGTCCGGGTCGGCCATCGCTTTCAGGTACAGCCCGAGAAGCTCTTGTGCTTCTCCTTGCTTGCTCTCCATGTAAGAAAGCATGTCCTTCGAGTTTTCCCGTTTTTTTTGTGCACACAAGCGCGCACTCTCCGGGTCTTCCTTTACGACTTTCTTAACGGTCGCGTCCGAAACGTCATTCAGCTTTGCGGCTGCACGGTAGCTTTGGAGCTGCACATAGTCCGCAACGATCTTCTTTTTTTGCTTATCTGTCAGCCGCCGTGCGCCCACCGCCACCACCTCTCTAAACTCATACAAAAGAAAAACCGCCCGGAAACCCGAACGGTCAAAATATTAAAATAAGCAGCGCCCAGCATTCAGTTGCGTTGGACAGGCGTCAAACGGTGGGCGCTGCTGTGTCCGGAACGTACGCCGCCAGACACCCGGCGTGCTGCGCGGCCCCCTCACAGGGCACGCAGCTGGCATTCCCGGCAGGGCTCAAACCTGCAGCCTGCGGTTTTGGAGACCGCTGTTCCATCACTTGAACTACGGGAATATAAAAAGCCGCCCTTGGAATCGAACCAGCCGTGTCTACACACACGCGCCGCGCTCCAAACTGCGCTCAGGCGGCCATATAAAAACAGCTCCGGTTCGCCGCCGGGGCTGTTGGTTGGCGCACATCCTGTCAGGAAAGCTACACCTTGGCAAGGATTCTAAGGCCTTTTCTCGGCACGAGAGGTTGCACGTGCGGCCTTGCGGGTTGTCTAGTCCATGCGCCATATGGAGCGATACGGCGGAATCGAACCGCCTCCTGTCTCTCATGAGCGGCAGGCTGCCTTTGT